CTTGGAGTCAGAATGATCCTTTTATTGCTCTACCATTCTTACCAACCAATCTAAATTTTATACCTCAAAAAGGTCAAACTGTTAAAATCATTAATTATGATCCCGAAAATAAATTAATTAATCGGGAATATATTGCAGGACCATTTACAACTGTTCATGATTATCAGAGTCAGATTAACGCAAGACAAGTAGAAGACACTACTTATGGTGCGAACGTTAAAAAAATGAATGATGTCTTTGGATCTAACGGTGAATACATCGAAAAAAAATCTGAAGGTTCATTATCAAAAATATCAGATTATGCGATTTATGGTCCCTACGGTTCTGACATCTTGTTAACTGAAAATGGGGTAACCCTAAGAGGGGGTAAACTATTATCTAAACAAGGTGCCTCCGATAATGAAAGGACTAAAATCATTAATTACCCAATACTTTCAGAAAAAAAATCCATTTTAACTCTTAAAAAGTTTGGGACAAAACAAGAAATGGTTGAGGAAGAGTCTAAAACAGAGACAATACCAAACAAAAAATTAGAACATGTAATTGAATATAACATTAGTTCAACCAACACTAATGAAAGTAGTTACACTATTGATTGGTATATCTATAAAGTGAAAAAAAATTATGGTGATACGTTTGACACCTCCGTCTTTAGTTCAAAATCAGTACAAAATATACAATCATATTCAAGTAATGTCACATTAATAAATGAGGATGGTACCACAATAACACCAACATTTAGTCAAACTGTTAACTCATACGAATTAGCATATGTAACTATAAGAAATACCTTGTGTGAACTACATTCAAACGGTGTAAAGAAATTCGCACCAAAGGTCGGTAAAATAAATTTACACCCCTTCTTTTATAGATCAGTATATACGTTAACTGACAGAACGTTCTTAGATAAAATCAAACCTGGTTGTTTTAATTCACCAGTAAATGGTTCAGGTTTAGTTTTTAGTTTATCTTCCCCAATACCCAAACCTAAAACTGAAACTAAGAAAAAGAAAGTAGTTAAAGTGGTATCGTCTACTTTGGAACAATCTTTTGCCGGTTTATCATCAGATAAAATTTATCTATTTTCAAGTGACACTAATTCAGTAGGAAGTAAAAAAATTCCTTTTGATAAATTAAACAAATACGAATATAATCAAGAAGATTTTTTAACAAGAATAGAACCTAATACTTACGCAACTGTAAGAGGTGAGACACTTATAGAATATCTTGATATTTTAACACGAGTAATCGCGGGTCACGCCCATAACCCAACAAAACCAATGGTGAAAGTTGGTTACCCTGATTGGGATAGATTAATCGAACTTAGGAAAACACTTGAAAATGATATCTTAAATAAATCGATTAGAATAAACTAAGCGATATTTATATAAGAAAGCTTTAATTAAGATGTCATACTATCGTTCATATTTCGAAAAAAATAATACAATAATCAAGGGTATGAAGGTTAATACCGCTAAAAACCCTTCATGTGAAATCTTTTACGGTTCAGGATTTTCTAAATTCTTATTCAAATTAGATTTAGATGGTTTGAAATCAAAGATCGATGGTGGTGATTATGTATTAGATAACAACACTAAACATACTCTACACATGACCAATACTATTTTTGGTGATGAAACTTTTTTAGGTGCTAAGAGAGGATCAGGTAGGGAAAGAACTACATCATTTAAATTGGTTGTTTTTAAGATTCCTGAATTTTGGGATGAAGGTGTTGGTTTCGATTACGAAGATTCGGGTTACGATTATACAACAGGTAATAATACTTTTGATATAAGACCATCAAACTGGTTTATGAGAACGACTTTAAACCCATGGTCTGCTGAAGGTGTCTATGCGGATAACCCATACATAGTATCAACTCAAGAATTTGATAACGGCGATGAAGATTTGAATGTAGACATCACTGATTATATAAATGATATATTGACGGGGTCTACTATAGATCAAGGTTTAGGGGTTGCATTTGACCCGTTATATCAAGATTTGACATCGGAGGTCGATCAATCCGTGGCGTTTTTTACGAAATATACACAAACATTTTTTGAACCGTATTTAGAAACAAATTTTTCGGATCGAATTGTAGATGATAGGGAAAACTTCATTGAGAAAACGGATCAAAATTTATTTCTATATGTAAATAAAGAAACAAATTTCTTTGACCTTGATAACTTACCTACTGTTGATATTTTAGATTCCACTAAAACACCGATTACAGGACTAACTAATTTAGTTGTTGAAAAAGTAAGAAAGGGTGTTTATAGGGTTACTTTTGGTATTGATGGATTGGTGTGTGATGGTAAAAAATTCTTTTATGATGTTTGGAAAGGAATTTCTGTTGAAAACAACTCTTTCCCCGACATTACTCAAAAATTTGTACCAAAACCGTACTCATCTAAGTTCTCATTAGGTGAAAACCAAAAAGAAGTTAATAAGTATGTTGTGCAATACTCAGGAATTAAACAAAATGAAAAAATTAAGTCAGGTGAGACAAGAAAGGTTTCAGTGATGTTTAGAACAATATCAAAATCAACTAATGAGCTATTTGATGAAGTTTACTATAGAATTTATATAAAAGAAGGTCACACAAATGTTAATGTTTTTGATTGGACTTATTTAGATGTAACAAATGAGAATAGTTTTATGTTAGACACCTCAATATTAATTCCAAGAGAATATTATGTTGAGATAAAGGGTGTAAAACATAATGAAGAGATATCATATCCAAATGTAATTAAATTTGAAATAGTATCTGAAAAATAAACATATTTATAGATATGGAATTGAAAGACGTAATTAGAAAACATTTAAGGGATTTACAAGAAGAAAGAACTGAAAACTATATGTTCTTCAGTAATTTAAAACAAATCCAAAGACAGTGTCAAATACTTTTAGATTTAGACCCTATGGTTATAGAGGATATCTTACAAAACGGTCACGATTGGGCGGACGATCACATTGCAGTGGCGAAAGAGAATGTTGATCAGGTAATGGATTTCCTAATGAATCAAACCAAAGATGAATTACATGAGGGTAAGAAGAAAAAATCAAATAAACTTTGTTCAAGGGGAATTTCAGCCGCCAAATCTAAATTCGACGTTTACCCAAGTGCATATGCCAATGGTTATGCGGTACAAGTATGTAAAGGAAAGATTAAAGGTCTTGACGGGAAAAAGAAATGTTCTGGTTCGTATTGTAAAAAGAAAAAGAATTAATGAAAATCTATATTAACGAAGAAGATAAAAAATATATGGAGGAGTGCCTTGAAAGTGGTGAAGTCCTCCAAGAAGATCTTGGTCGTTGGTTTAAAGAAAAGTGGGTAGATGTTTCAAGAAAGGTTGATGGTAAGCACCCACCATGTGGTCGAAAAGATGCTGATGGTGATAGTAGTAGGAAAGGATATCCAAAATGTCGACCTTCAAAAAAGGTAAGTAAGAAAACACCTAAAACCGCGTCGTCATATTCAAAAAAACAGAAAAAGAAAATGACTCGTCAAAAAAGACGTGCGGAAAGAAAAAGTAATAAAAGAGGGAAGGGGAATACACCAACATACACGAGTATAGATGAAAACAGAATCATTTCTTTAGTACAAAATAATTTAGGTGTTAAATCCCTTAACATCACACACCCAACACTTAAAGTTATAAATGAAAATAAGATAAATCTTAGTGAAGGTTTATCATATCATATTGATAATAAACTACCAATTGTAGAAAACGTCTATAGAATCTATTCTAAAGAGTTTTTTAACCTTTATGAAGAAGTACGTAGTCTTTATGAAGAAAACCTCTTAGAACTCACCGGAGTTGATTTAGAATTAATAAAAACAGATCTTGGTAAAACAGGTGTGTTTGAGGGTGAGGAAGTATACTTAGATATTCCCTTTATTGAGAATGAAGAAGAATATCTTGTTGAAGCTAAGTATAGGGGTAGGAATGTGAAATTAAATAAACCTTTTAGAACACCTGGTGGACCTAAGAAATTTGCGGTCTATGTAAAAAATCCAAAATCAGGAAACATTAAAAAGGTAACTTTTGGAGACCCTAATCTAAGAGTTAGAAATAATAACAAATCGGCGGCAAAATCCTTTAGGGCGAGACATAACTGTAAAGACAAGAAAGACCGTACCAAGGCGGGTTATTGGAGTTGTAACATATCAAGATACCGAAAAGCATTAGGTATCAAATCTTCTAATCCTTGGTAGTATGAAATTACTTGATTTAGTATTGGAGTACTATGATAGTCCTCCCGATTATCCAGACCCTGATGGTTGGGGTTATTACAACGAAGAGTACGATGACGTTGAAAATGAATTCAATTTAGTTTTTTTAGATTCACAGACAGGTATATTTGTTACTGAACATAAAACAAGTAAGAAGAAATACCTTTCTCATACTGATGCGGTTGAAGACGAATTTTATACATCAGACAAATATTTCGAATCGGATTATGATGAAGATGGTCCTTACACTTATGAAAGGTTTGATAAGGACAATATGGTACTTAGTAATGAGAGTTTGACCATGTATGCAACAATTTCATACACAAATGAGGATATTGGGATAGACTTTGATCAGTGGGAGTCGGGTGTTGCACTTATAGAGTTAGGTAATATATTTTTAAGGGATGCGTTCCTACACGATAAACATTTATTTAGGAATATATTAAATCAATTTAATAAATTGAAAATGAAAAATAAATAATTATGGGTTTCAATAAAAAATTACCATTCAGAGAAATTGTATCGTCAACCTACAGTGTTAGAACTTTCCCCTCCACCACCAAAGAAGAAGACCTTAAATGGCATTTTGATAATGAAGATAGAGAAATAACCTTTCTACACAATACGGATTGGAAATTTCAAATGGATAATGAATTACCTATTGATATACATGAGGGTATGGTAATTAACATTCCTGAAGGTGAATATCATAGAATTATTAAAGGTACGGGTGATCTTAATGTCAAAGTAAAGAAACTTAATAAAACTCGACTTCTACCCCACACTCAGAAAACAAAATAAGAGATCTTTCTTGTTGTTCTAACCACTTATCTTTATTCTTAGTGGTGCAATTTTGTTTACATACTATTTTCTTCACCCCCGATTGTATCAACCCCCTTGCACAATCCATACAGGGTAATCCTGATGTGAGATACACTGTGGACTCTTTTAGTGAAACTCCTATTCTTGCGGCATTATAGATTGCATTTCTTTCCGCATGTTCAAACCAAAAATATTTCTCGGGTCTCTCCTGTCTTTCAGTTAATTCGTCGTTTAGACCACGGGGAAATGAGTTATAACCCGTTGTAAGTATCTCCTTGTCCTTTCCAACAATTACAGCACCTATCTTTGTATTATTGTCTTTAGATTTCTCTTTTACTTGTTCTGCAATCGTAATAAAATAATCATTCCATTCCATAATTTAACATAATACACATTCCTCATCCGGCATGATCCAAAGTAGAAAAATCATAAAGATTATTGCCAAGATTGTTACTAATACTCTAACTGGTCTTGATTGTTTTTCTTTCCAACCTCTAAGTTTCATTCCCCATTTGTAGGATACTTTATCAGCCCAATCAAACATTCTACCAACAATATCAAATGGTGGTACTTTCATAATTGTTGCAAAAAAGATAATAAATCCTTCAAATCCATATCCTTCTTGGGACATCATCAAAATCGATAGTACTAAAAAGTACCATCCTATATATTTTTGTAAGTGTTGTTTCATAATATAAAATATACGAAAAAAATAGGCATAAAAAAAGGGGATCGAATCGACCCCCTTTCGTCTCTATAAATTAGATAACTTTTAGAATAAATTATCTTAAAGTATCCAAATTGAATGTTTGTAAACCTGCAACGTTGATTACACCAAAGTATCTGTTGTTGACCATTTTCTTAGCGTATCTGGTCATGATACCTTTGATTGGTGTAAAGTTGAATGGGTTATACATTGTAGGTGTAAGTTGTAACGGTACGTATGGTGCGTAAATGTACCCCGCGTCCAATAACGACTTACCTTTGTGTCCTACTAATACTTTCCCTGCTGGGAAGTAAGGATCTCTATACACTTGATATCTACCTGCTAAAGTACCAACTTTCTCAATACCCATGTTGTACTGATCTTGTTCTGCACCTGCGTTAGATACGTGGAAGTACTCTAAGTCATCGAATACAGCTGAAACTTCAGAAGAAACAACGATCCAGTTAGCACCACCTCTTAGTGTAGTTTTATGGATTTGAGCCGATAATTGGTTAATCTTAGTGATTAACGTTTGGTTCCAATCCTTTTGAGTGTAACCTTGTAATGTAGCATTGTTTGCTCCACCATATTTCCACTCATTGTAATCCCACTTCAAGTTCCAAGCTGCACCTTTTCTTAAGTCTCTTAAGATCTCTCTATCAACCTCAGCTGCGATTTGCTCAGATAACAATGCTGTTAACTCAGCTTCTGCGTCGATGTTGTGGAAAGCAGATACGTCTTGTGCCAATTCAGGAGACCAGCTAGCTCTTAATTTTCTTTCAGTTACAGAAACAGTTACTGACTCTAAGTCGAAAGAAACCTCACCGATCTCATCTTCGAATTCAAGTGAACCATATTGTCTGTATTTAAGAGCGAAGTCACTTGCAGGAATGTCAGCAGCCGCTGTTAAACCTGAGTAACCTGCTGATGCAGAATAAGACTCTAAGTCGATGTTTAAGAAGATAGTACCTTCTTCGTCACAGATGTCAGGGAATTTACCTGTAATACCTGTTCCTTTACCGCCGTACTCAACGATACCTTTTCCGTATTTCTGAGTTACTACGTTGAATGGTTTAGAAGAACCATCATAAATTACTTCTAATGAAGCTAAGAATTCTTCAGTATCCATTTCGTTACCGTTAGGTCCCGCAATTTTACCTTGTCCAGCTTTTGTGAAACCAGAGAATGCAAGAATTACACTTGATGCAGTATCACCTGATGCAACAGCTGTAGCAACACCTGTAGCAACACCGTCAGCGAAAGTAACTGCTTCATGTGAAGTGATACCTGTGATTTCAGTGAAGTTCCCTTTTGAATAGTCGAAAAGACCTTCAGAAGCGTCATCACCTTCTTCATAGAATCTATCATATAAGTTTCTACCTCCGTAACCTTTGTCAGATGCGTCAGCGTTACCTGGCATTCCAAATGGTTCGTTATGACTGTTGTCTGCGTTTCTATCTTGGATGTTTGGTACAAAATAGAATAATTTACCGATTGGTAAGTTCATTGCTTGTACAGACACGATGTCGTTCGCTAACAATTTAGAGAATACTCTTCTAATGATTGGGAATACTACAGTCTCGAAAGATCCAGATGCATCTGAAACTGCAGCTTCGTTAATCAAATGTGAAGCTTGGTTCTCATATAATTGGGCGATATTGTCTTTTTGGTGACCTTCGAGTCCATCTAAGAACCCCAAGTCATCCCATTTTTTGATGGTATCTTCTTTGATAACTCTTAGGTGTTTTAACCCGATGTTACCAACCATACCACTTTCTAATAATGCTCCCATTTTAATTTGAGTTTTTTTGTGTTTATTTTATTATTTTAATTTTGACATCAAATCCTTCATTCTCTTGAATTGAGGACTTTCATACGCTTTTGTTTCTGAAAGTACTTCTTGAGATGAAGATGTTGTCGGGGTTGATGCGATCTTATCAACGACCGCTTCAGTAACATTTTTCTTAGAATCTAATTCACCCGCGATTGTTTTATAGGTTGATTTAGATTCAGTTAAAGAAGTGACTGAGTCAAATCTTTTCAAAATGTTTAATTTCTCTTGACGAGTTGTTGAGTGTTCAGTGAACAATCTCGTAGCGTATGCTAAATTTGCATTGAATACAGCAACTTCATTAAGTTTGTCTTTAAACAACACTAACGCTTTCTTGTACTCTGCGTTTTGTTTCTTTAAAGTTTGAACTTCTTCGTTGATTGCACCCGCTTTGTATTTAGTCTTAGACTTAATACCCGCTCTGTTAGCACCACCTTTGTCACCATGGACATTAGATTTTGTTCTAGCCGCTTCGTCAACCTCTTCCTCATGAGACTCTTCCTCTTCAGAGACTTCTTCTTCAGATACCTCTTCTTCGGAAACTTCTTCGGATACCTCTTCTTCAGAAACTTCTTCTTCAGAAACTTCTTCTTCAGAAACTTCTTCTTCAGAAACTTCTTCTTCTGAGACTTCCTCCTCGGAAACTTCTTCTTCGGATACGTCGTCTAATTCGATTTCATATACAGTTTCATCACCTTCAGAAACTTCTTCTTCCATATCTTCTTCAGATACTTCTTCGTTAGTTTCTTCAGACACTTCTTCGTCGTAGCCACCTTCGTGAGCTTCTTCGTCATGTCCTTCAGCGACTTCACCTTCTTCGTCATCTAATTTGATGATGTATTCGTCGTCTCCATCTTCGAGTTCAACGTTATCACCGTCTCTCTTCACAACAATTCCGTCTTCAGGTTTCATTGATTTGAATACCTTAAGGACTTCCTCGTCAGAAGCGTCGGTCATATCAAGGACATCCTCACCATCCTCCATGTCATCTGCAGCTGGTAATTCTAAATCATCTTCACCATCTATTGATAGTTCATCAGATTCTTCTTCACCACCTTCATCTTCTAAATCAGGATCTTCGTCGTCCGCTGGCTCGTCGTTTATCGAAGCTTCGTCATCATTTCCTTCCTCGTCATCAATTTCTTGTTCCGAGATTGGCATATCTTTTTCGTCTTCTGTAATAGGAGTTTCGTTACCCTCAACTACCTCTTCTTCCACTGTTTCTTTAAGCACTTCGTTTAGTTCTTCCTTCATAGTTGAAGCAAGTATACCTTTTGCGTTTGCTTTTACTGCCTCTTCAAGATCTTGTACTTGAAGCAATGCTTGTTCTAAAATGGATTTTTTGCTCATTTTTTTATTTTATGTTTATTAATAAATATCTAATATTTTAGAAAAAATAACTTTTATGATATTCTAATCACAGAAAAATTAATTATCGAGATAAAAAACTATCCAACTTGCCCATTAGTCTTGACATTCTTTCGTCGACTATTGGTTTTTCCTCGATTGATTCTTCATATTTTTCTCTGTCAGATGGGTCTTGGAATACATATGCACCAGGTGTCGATGGTGATGATACTAAATCAAAACACACCAATTCGAAGTCTTCCTGTACAATATTCTGACCTTTTTCTGATTTTAGTGATCCTACCCCCCTTGAAGAAATACCTAATGTCACCCCATTCATGAGTAACATAGCTGCTTGATCACCTTTTGTACTTACAATACCTGATTTTTTCCAACCTGGAGAAAGGAGTAATTTTATTTTCCCCATTAAAATTTTACCGTCCCACCATGTTTCTTCGATTGTATGAGAAACTCTATCTAAATCAATTAAGGATGATGATGGGTGATTGAGTTCATTTAGTGCAGAACCCTTACCTATAATATTTTGGTATTTATCTACTTCCCTCTTTAAAACTTTCTCAGGGTAGATTCTACCATTTTTATTTGGAGTGTCGAATTTTTGTAAAACAGCGTAAAGAACAATATCTTCAGAAAAGTCAATACCTTTCATTTCTGATATAATGGATTTGTTTTCTTCAGGAGAAATAAATCCCGCATCATACTCTATGAGTATACCTTTACCTGTTTCTTTAGGACCTAATACTTTCATGTACCTATAGTTTTATTACTATAAATACATCGTAATCTAAGTTATTTTTTCTTTTTGTTGAAATTAAACAACATTTCATCATTTAAACACGTGTCAATTATTTCTTTTAAAAGAATATCCATGTGTCTTTTTAGTTCCTTATCTCTAATATTAATTTGTTTTAAGGTATATAAAGTTATCTCTATATTCATAAAAGATCTCTTTTCCTTAGTGATTCCCTTAGTTCTGACATCTAAGTCTACAATAGACTCAGGTCTAAACAAATCATACCCTAACGTAAAAATTAATTTTTTGACTTTATTTCTTGCAGTTCTGACGATTCTCTCATAATCGTCACAAGATTCATGTGGTTCCAACCACGAGTTTAGAGAAAGATATATTGTTTTTAATTCTTTATGATTTATAGTACCATATCCAATTTTAACATCTTTGTAAATTCCTAATGGAATAAAACGACCTAATTTCATTTATATTTAACATATCACTACATTTATGGTGTATACTAAAATATAAACAAAAATATTTACAAAGACAAATTTTTCTAGTATATTTATTGATATTAAGAAAAATATGTTAATAGTAAAAGTAGATAAAGGTGGTGTTGAAAAAGCGATAAAAAAATTACGTTCTAAAGTAAGGAACACCAAACAAATAAAACAGTTAAGGGAACGACAGGAATTTACTAAACCCTCAGTCAAGAAAAGATTAAAGAAACAAAAGGCGATTTACATTCAAAAACTAAGGGATTTAGAAGACAAATAAAAAAAGGTGTCAGTTGACACCTTTTTTGTTATGATAAACCTTCTAATAAATCTCCTATCCTATATAAATTATATTTGGTTGACTCCATTTCATGAACCTCTTGTTTGACCTGTTTGGCCTTTTGTTCAAATGAAGGGTCTTCTTTGATTAACTCTTCTAATTTTGTGTCAATTGACTCTCTAATTTCTTGGATCTTTTCCTCTACTTCAGATTGTTTCATTGTTGTAATCGACTTGAACTTAGATTTATCTTCTTCAGATAATGTTTTATCAAAACTAACATTAAAATTATTGACTAATACAGAGTTTAATAAATTCTCATTTACACCCTCTTTTACCTCAAGTGTGTCTTTTGTCTTTGATGTAGTTAAATGTTCCACCAATTCTTTTTTAGCCACAACTTTAGATGAAATATTACCTAATTTATCAGGACACGATAAAACATCTAATGATTCATATAATGGGTTTTCATTTGATGTGATACTTCCCAAAGTTTCATTAAGTGATTTTAATTCAGTACTAACCTCCTCGTGTTTACCTTTCAAAACTTTAGATAACTCTTCCACATATAATTGTGCTGTTTCCTTATCATCAAACGTCATAGTTTCGATATCCTCATAAAGTGAATACATTTCTTTTAAAGTTTCACTTTTCATGATTGGTTTGAAAAATTTATTCAAATTACCTTTAAATGATTCTTTACCATAAGACTCACTTAAAACTGTTAATATTCTATTTTTAATGTTTCCAAATGTTGCCATAATTACTCTTGTATAATGTCTTTGAGTTTATTTTCTATTTCATAAATATTCTGTTGTGCCTTATCGACATCAAAAAGGTCATCAAATTCTTTAGTGTCATCACCCAACATACCTAATATTTTACTTTTTTTCGTTTCACTTAAAGGTTCATCACCAGCAGAATCAGGTGGTGGTGGCGCGGAACCTCCGCCTGAACCAAGGTCCATTCCACCCATGTCACCTCCCTCAGCAGGTGCCATACTATCTTCCATCGCTTGTCTTTCTTCTTCAGGAATTCCATACTTCTTATCAACCTCATCAAACACACCTGTTCTCTTAATGATGTTTTGTGTAATACCTAATTCAGCACCAAGAGCCCTTTCAAGTCTTTGTTGTTGTAAATCAAGAATTACATCATTATCACTCATACCAAGAATATTCTTTTTAGCCCACGTATGTGATACAGGTTGAATACCAATCTGTGATTGGTCTGAAGTTGCATCTTTGTAAAGTGTGATTTTTTCTTTCCACTGTTCAATCTTTAATAAATCCGATTGTGCAGATGGGTTCGTTAGTGATAGAGTAAAATTGTTTAATTCATCTTCTAACCCTAAAAGATACAGGTGAACTAATGCAATTTTATTTAATTCCTGTATTAAAGATTTTTGAACTCTATTAATGGTTCTAGCAAAACGGATATCCATTAATGCCAAACTTTTACCTTCACCTACAATTTCTTCAAAACCTAAAAACGCCTTTGGTATTCTTAGAGCTGCGAGTAGTTTCTTCTGTATATACTCAATATCCGCAATTTCACCCAAGTTCTGTGCACCAGGTAATGTCTCGATAGGTGATGACTGAGATGGATCTCTTACAGGTATGAAATAATCTTGGTCAACTGCCATCTGATTATATCTCATATCCACTTGACCATTTCTTTGATCAACTATTTGATCTCTTTTAAACTTGTTGGCAACACGTTGTACATATGCTTCAATATCTTTATCATCCATGTTACCCACGAATACCTTGAATACTCTTCTTTCAGGTGCTCTTGAAGTTCTGTAGATTAACATGGCATCTTCAGCAAGTAATAGTTGTTTCCAAATACGTCTAACCTTATCTAACATAGATGTTCCATAAGGTAGTTTTCTATCGTCACCTAATAATCTAAAATGTGCAACTTCCCATGCTTGGAATTCCATGTCCTTATTTTTCCAAGTAAATCTAAGTTCCCTACTTGGTAACTTTTCATTTCTTTCTGCCTTATGGACTTGTGATGCCGCACCTTCATGTCTTTCAATTTCTATGTTTGGTAATTGTTGACAACCAATAACTCCTTTTGATGGGTCTATTTTTAAATAAACGAAGTTGTCACCATATTTAGCGGTACCTCTACACCACATTTGTAGGTTTGTGTTTATGTCAAGAATGTCATAGAACAGACTTTCTAATATATTTTTAACTCTTTTTGATTCCGAATAGATTGTTAGTATCTGACCTTTTTCGGATAATGTTGTTGACTCTTCTGAATAGATATCTAAAGCCGCGGATATCTCAGGTGTAAATTCCATGGACTCATAATCGTAGTATGCTGCTAACCTATTTGGCTCATAATAAACTGATTGGTTATAGAGTGACTGGTCAAGTTTTGCCCATTTATCGGCAATATATTGACTCTGTTGCTGTTGCAACATCGCTTTTTCATAATCTTCCTTACTATCAGTCTTAAGTAACTGATCCCTATCAAATTTATATTGAGGTGGTGTTGGTCTTTCCGCTTGAAAACCAAAAACCTTAGTTAACCTTTGATATACTGTTAAATTTTGCTTCGCCATATTAATAAATATTACTCTTTATAATATAAGAAATTTTTTTGACATTTTAAACTACCTATACCCTTTTTTACTGAATAACCATCCGTACTCCTTATATTGATCAATTCCAACAGTATCTTTATTCAAACCGTGTGATGGTTGACCGTCCATGGACATAGAACCAATAGCGTCAAATGCGGTCCCATGAGAATAAAAAGATTTTTTAGTTTCATAGGTACGTTCAGATAACAACCAAGAATCTAACATAGCTTTATTAGCACTATCATTTCTTTTTAGTTGTGTGAAACATATATCACCCACATACATTGCGATCGCCATTGCCATAATCGCATCGTCGTGTGCCCCTTTCATGTGGTTAGGTCGACCATTTATATAAACGAAAGTGTTTAATTCATTTAGTAATCTTGAAGATCTAACTACAAAACCATGTCTTAATTGTTCCTCAAAACTTGCAACAATTTGTGTCCTTTTATTGTTAAAGTTTATACCAGGTATTTTATCCTGAGTTTTTTTATTGTACTGCCAAATATTGTTTGAGGTTACTCCATCAATGTACTGATCTTTATAACCCATTTCCTGTAATTTACGTGATGTCGCAATTCCCATACCTCCCGTAATATCTGTTGCAACAAATGCTTTGTATAGTGTTCCCCATTTGTAAACAATAGACGCTAAATCATCGGGTGGAATCTTACCAACATACTCCGCTACTTGTTCCCCTTCATCAAAATCAATTACACATATCGAAGACGCATCCGCACTATCACCCCTTGAAACGTCAACTCCCATGATATACCTATGACCCTCAACAGGTTCTTTCCATAACCACATAGTACCCTGCATATATTTTTCAATCGGGTCTTTAATCATGGTCTTTCTTATCCTATCTTGTACACTGTTAGGGATAACACCGTCACCAGAACCGAGGAAGTCACACTCCAATTCCTGTGCGATTTTTCTTTTATCATATTTGAATTTCTTTGCCATATTCTCAAACCAATGAGAATAGGGTTTGTATCCTTGTTCGAGTAATTCCTCATAACCTTCCCAACCTTGTTCTAATATTATCTCATCATCATTGTATTGTTCTCTATTCAACATATAATGGATAATATCCTCAACTTTAATCCATTTTAGATCACCAGCATATCTTGGGTCTTTAAACCATCTTAAATCAGTTACTTTAAAATCATTCATTCCTCTTAATGCTTGATCATAAACACCGTAATATATCGGATCATAACCGTTAGGTGTTGAGATAAGAATTACTTTACCACCTGTTGAGAGTGATGCCATACATGCAGCCCAAAAATCTTCCCCCGCCTCAATATATGCCGCCTCATCAAACACAAGAACTGTGGGTGTATAACCACGCAATGCATCCGCAGATGTAGCGACAGCTTTTACCTCACAACCATTGTTCATTCGATACCTACTTTCAGAGTTTTTATCCGCTGAGAAACCAACATTAATCCATTCGGGCCACTGATCTAAAAATCCACGAATCTTATTTGCCATTTCAATTGCGGTATCCCTTTTGTTCGCAATGATTAGTATTCTTTCAGGATTGTCAGGACTTGCAGTCTGTATTTTTTTTGATAACCACGCCGCAGTTACAGTAGATACCCCCGCCTGTCTATACTTACGAGTGATATTTTCATTATAGTTATCATAATCATTAATCAATTGAATTTGATCAGGGAATAACTCTAATGGAACATATTTTTTTTGTGTATTGTCGTATGTTGTTAGATATGTTTTAAGGGCATACGGAGTATCCTTCATTATCTTGGCATACTCT